GAACCAGTCGCTGCTACTGGTGGGTTCAACGACCCTGACATCACCCCTCAGTCATCGTTCCGTCAGCAGATGAATGCTCCCTCTCCTGTCAAAGAAGAGGCAATCGTTGAGGATGACGACGCACTATCATACTTCGCACGTCTTGCTGAGGAGTGATTAAATCTTTCACAAAGATTTTGGGTCATCCAGTAACTATGTTCAACCTTACCTTGGTTGGTATGTTACTGCTGATCCAAGTCGTTCATACTAAAGCACACCTTACTTTAGAGACAGACGTTCACGGTCATGCTTATAGAGTATTGAAAAAGAATCCAAAATTAGCAACATCTTCTTGCTACGAAATGGGTTTTTCAAAACGGTAAATGTTGGAAAATTTTTCCAGCATTTTTTTTGTCAAAAAAGTCAACCAGTTTTTTTCAATTGTTGGTTGATATAACTCTCAGATTTTTTGTAAAGATTCTGTCTTCGGAAATCATTAACAAAAGACATTAGGTATTCTGGTTTGAGAAGATAAATTTCTCTTTTTTTCTCATTTTCATTACTAAACCACTCAGCAATGGTAACGGGACGACAAATCTCGTTACCATTTTTTGTTTGTACACTTCCATCGATATTTAATTTGTGTGTTCCATTGTAAAATGTTTCGTCCACAATTAGACTTTCTTGGTATGGTCCAATTTTATATGTTTCGTAGTGATGGATAGTACTATATGGATTATCGTATTGGTCCTCTAATACTTTATATACTTGGTAGTTTGTCATTGGCCAATCATATTGTGCGTTGACCATATTGTTGACAAGAAGAATTATCCAGTCATAAAACTGATCTCCGTACACACTCTTTGCTAGTTGATCTGGACGTATTCCATCATTGACAGCATACTTCTGGAAAATTACTACGTTGGAAAAAATATCATCATTTACTTTATATCTGCGAAAGAAATTCTTTGCAGTTATAAAGTCCGATTCTGAGAATGGATACTCAATTGGTTTCTGATCGTACTGAATATTTGGGACAAGTGAAAAATACATTTTACCTTACATTGTTGTCAATTTCTTCTGCGAAACAAATTTTTGTCTCTTGAAAACCAAGTTCTAATCCAACTGCTACTGGTTGACCATCTCTATATGTAGCATATGTGCCGTCAGGTGTGTAGTTTACATTCACACTTGTGATACCACACATCTTAAACCTCGGTAATCTTTTATTCATACCAGGTCCTTTCATGAATGAAACTTTGCAAAGTTTTGGGACACCAATGAACCCTAGATCAATGCTATCGTTCATTGCTCCCAGAACAGCATCACCAGGAGATTTAGTTGGCAACGTTGCTCTCTTGAATTGATTACATATGCTATTGATTTGTGATGATTCTGTTTCGTGCCTAGGAAATAACTTAAAATTCAAACTAAAAGTTCTCAGATCAACTCCATTGTATAGCAATTCTGTATTTGGATTTAGGATTGCTCCAGAAATACCACCAAAAATATCATCATAACTGAGATTATCGCCAGTTAGTTTACCGAGACTTGCTTGTACTGCTGCTGCACCAGCAAGAGGTTTCATTTTATCAACAAATCTCGTGAGTGCAGTGACACCAGCACTAAGTTTACCTACACCCTCTTGTCCTAAAGCACGTACAGCATCAGCACCAAGTGTGCTCATACTTTTTCCTTCCCATTTTGCTTTGAATCCAGTAGAAATATCTTCTGGCATGTATAGCATAATAGGTTTATAACCAGTAGATTCTGTATATTCTCCTACTTGGTTGTAATCAAATTTAGATCCTCCACCACCTAGATCTTGTGTTGCTTTTCTAGTCTTGCCAAACGGTGGAGCATAGTCATAGAATTGAAACAAAACATAGTCACCATCCTCAGCAATACCACCTTGATCATCGCCTGCCATTGGATAGCGAAGAGTTCCTGCTCCTTCTGCAGGTCTGGCCACGGGTGCATAGTTTCTGAGAGATATGGAACCTCTGCCGTAATTTTGATCGTATGCTGTGTCTTCGATCTGTGTAGGAATATCATATCCCTCAGCAGCTCCAAATATTCCAGATACAGGAGGAACCATTGTCTTTGCACCTACTTTTCCCAATTCATTTGGAGTGGCAAGTACAAATCCTTTGTCTACCCAAGTCTTTTCAAGATTGACACCATCACCACCAACGCCCATTTTGAGCTCAAAAACATATAACTTACCACCACTGTAAAAGTAATCTCCAGGATTAGATATTCTTACATTTTGTGTGGGTTGTGCTGATGGTGTTTGTTCTTCAGACATTACTTAGACATCTCCTTAGACTGTTTTGTTCCGTAACCTTTTACTATACGTTGACCATGGATCTTATCATAGAATTGCTCATCTGTTTCTTCCCAAACAATTTTTTTATCAACAGGAAAAGTCATTCCATTTAGATCCTTTACATAATCTTCGGTTGGTAAAAGAATTGACGTATCCCATTCTGAAGTAGCAAGATCCAAAAATAAACCATCTACATGAGAGCGTAAATATTTATGGAAGCACCTCTTTGGAATGTCAATTCTACCTTGCATTAATTTTTTTGTTGCAATCAATCTTTTCTTTGGTGATAGGTAATGTAAGTTAGCACCCCAAAATTCATCCTTGCCTGCTGATTTGATGCAATATAATAAAGGAAATCTATCATAGTAAGGAAGATACTTCATCTTTGCCTTATACTCAAACATATACAGATGACCTGCTACTGTATATCTACGCAATTCATTTGAGTCTTGCTCTTTTGCAGATCCAACACGATCTTTCTTTTCATCTAAGATATATTTGTTGAAGTTCTTTTTGTATTTACTTGCCTCTGCTTTTACTGCAGATCTGTACCAAGACATGGATTTTTTCTCTCCACCTGTCTTAGCAGAGACTCGTTCAAATAATGTCTTGTATCCTGGGTCCTTATTTACTATGTTGCGTTGGACAGACGCGAAACCTGTTGCCATTTTAGACTCCTAAGTGATCTTCGGTTAGTATTAAGAAGTTCATCTGCCTGTCTGCACAATGCTCTCTCTCATGGGACCATTTAGTTTGTTTCTTTACGTAAGTCAGTGCGGCATTACGATAGGCAGCAGTTTTTTTGTTTTTCTCATTCGGTGGTTGAGTTTGCTTTTTGGGTTTGATCTCAATAATATACTTTGTAAGTTTTCCACTCTTTTCTTTTACTTTGATGTAAAAGTCAGGAAAATATCGTCTTACTTTACCATCAGGTGCGCGATAGGGAATGATTATCTCTTCGCTACCCCATTGAATTATTGAGGAGTTATTATCACAGAACACCATGAACTTACGTTCCCATAATGATCTATAAACAATATTTGTTGGATTACCACGATACTTATTAGGATTTTTAGGTTTATAAAATCCTGAGTACGCCATAAATATAGAAGGACCAACATAGGTATTTAGCGTGTCAATCAACAGTTTTTTGTCTGCCATCTCCGCTAGAGGCGGGATGTCATACTCTAATAACTATATTGTTGCATTTGAAAATGTTCCAGTTAGTTATCCTGGATTGTCTGAAGAAATTGAATATTTTTGTGACGAAGCACAACTTCCTAACATTAATACTTCCACGGGATCTGTAAATGGTTTGTATACTGGTTTAGGTAATATAGATTATCCACATACTAAAGTTTTTACTGAATTGCAGTTGGGGTTTATGTTAGATGCAGATCTTTCTGTTCTGAAATTTATGAATGCTTGGTATAATTCTATGTTTGAAGAAACTGGATCAGCAGATAACAGAACCGTTAGAGTAAAATATAGAAGTGAATATGCTGGTCGTGTAAAAATTACAAAGTCTGAGACGGGACCTGATTCTGCTACGCAAAGGAAACCAATTACTTATATACTGGAACAAGCATACCCATATGCTATTGATTCTATTCCATTACAGTTTGGTTCTACACAAGTCACTAAAGTAACAGCACAGTTCAAATATCAGAGACACTATACGGTCAATAGAAGTATTCGCGATGTAAAAAGCGGTAATATTCCTGCTGGTGGTGTTTTAGTTGGAGAGGCACAGGTAAGTCCTGGCATATATGAACAGCAGTGGTTGCTTCCTAATGGTAAGATTGTCAAGAAGTCTGGCAATAAAAATGCAACGGGCACTCTCCCTACAGCACGCTAAAATCAATTTTTCAGTTCTGTAAAAGTCGGAAAATTTTTCTGCCTAATTTTTGGGTCAAAAAGTCGCACTAAATATAGATATGAACTGATCTGAACATAATGTCATTACCACAAGTTGTGCTTCCATCTTATGAGTTGGAAATTCCGTCTAGCGGCAAAAAAATCAAATATCGTCCATTTGTAGTAAAAGAAGAAAAACTACTTCTTCTGGCAATGGAGTCAGAAGACAATAAGCAAATTGAGGATGCAGTAAAGCA